TCGTGGGCCGACTGCTGGTCGGCGTGTTGTTGGTATAGTATTCTTCATCCTTCGGTTGCGTGCTGCCCCGCGTGGAGGTCTGCCCGAAAAAGGCAAGAATAGCGTTCGTGTCGTTCCGGTTAAATGTCGGCATGGTCTACCCGCTTTATGATGCACACCTTGGGGATTGTGACGACAATCCGCACGTCGTCCTCGTCAAATACCTGTTGCGCCAGGGCAAGATACTCGTCGTTTTCTTGAATAATCTGCCCATGTATCCACCCCTTGACCAACTTAAATTCGGTGTCGATACTGGTCTGGTCGTGATACGTTCCCCAATCCATTGCGTACAGCGATACGACTTTCATGCTTGCCCCTTCTGTGGTATACTATAGGCTCCATATCAAAAGGCAGGACAGTAACGCCCATGCACCCAGACTCAGCATGGGCGTTACGCTTTTCTACCCTCTGCGCATCCACCGCACGTTGGGCGCTTGGTTGCGTCCGGTCGCCTGCAAAATCGCATTCTGGCGGGCTGACTCTAACTGCTGCGCCTGCATCGCCATCTGCTGCTCCTGTTGCCAGCGGGCTAACGCGTCCTGCTGCTGGCGATACTGCTGCGTTGCGGCCAACTCTTCCCGGCTAAAGCCCAACTGTGCGGCCATCTGGTCACGTCGCCATGCTTCATCCTGGCCTGCTTGTAACTCCGCTAGGGCTAACTGGCGCTGCTCATTGCTCAGTCGCCCTTCATTGTAGGCTTGCTCAATGCTCATCTGCTGGCGCTGTAGGTCGCCCGTCTGCGATAGCTGGCGGTTGGCTAAGTCCTGGCTGAATAGGTCAGACTGTTGTTGCCAGCCAAATTGATTTTCCCACTGTCGCGCCGCTTCGCTGGCTTGCCACTCGGCCATGGTCTGTTGACGGGTGGACAAATCCTGGTTGAAGCGGTCGCCCTGCTGCGTCCAGCCAAATTGCTCATTCCACCGGCGTTGTGCTTCGTTGAAATCCTGGTTGTATTGCTGCGCGTTTTGTTGATACTGCTGATAAGGGAGCATCGCAGACAGGTATTGCCCGTACTGGTCGCGCAAGGCTTGCGTGTTCCAGCCCGCCGGGGTGGTGGGTACACCGGGATTCCAGGGGGTGGTGGTGGCCTGCTGGCCCTGGTTAAGTGGCTGGGCCTGCGGCTGGTAGGGTGTCCAGGACGGGGGCGCGCTATAAGGCAGCGCTTGATAGCCGGTCGGCTGGGTGCTGCCCACGGTAGGCCGCTGCTCGTTGGGGTTGTAGGGGCCGGTGCCGGGGCGCTGATAGGGCTGGCCGCCCCCGCGGGCCTGTCCGCTGGCATACTGGCTATAGCCTGGTTGCGTGCCGCCCCCCCATCCGCCGGCATTCCAGGGCGAAGACTGCGCCTGGTTGCTGGCCGAAGGGCCATAGCTCATCCCCATGCCATAGCCGGCGCGGTTCTGGCCGGCCTGTCGCAAGTTGTTGCTGTAGGTGGGCTGTTGTCGCTCCATGCCCATCTGGGTATCATACTCGTTCGTTGGATAATTCGCTGCCATTTACATCACTCCTGGCGGTAGTAGAGCCGCCATCTCATCAACGGGGGCCATGTCCTGGCCCGTTATCCCGGCGAACAGCGCGGGGTTGAGGTCAGGGGGGAGGCCCATACTTTCGGCTTGCATCTGCCCTTGCATTTCTGGTGGGATGCCGCCCCCCATCGGTCCGGTCAACATGGCCGGTGGTTGAATAGGAGGAACGCCAGGGGGTGACATGGGTGGCCCCATCGGTCCGCCTACCATGTTCGGCGGCGCACCCCCCGGCGACTGAGGCATCATCGGCGGCGGTTCCAGTTCAAACCCTGGCGGGAGCGGGATACCCAACTCCAAAGCCGCATCGGTTGCCATCTGGCGCGCCATCTGTTCAAACTCGGTGCCTTTTAGATAAATCCACCACGCATCCGGGTACTGTTTCATGAAGTGTAAGATACTCATTTTCTTCATGATATCGGGGTGCTTCTCGGTCTGCTGCGCAAGGATACGGTTCTTCTCGTCAGCGGGAACGGTAATCTTGAGATACTTATCCCAGAACGTTTGAGCGGAAAGCAAGCCACTATCGACCATCCGAATACCCAAGGTCTGTAGGGCCATGTCATCACTCGGAAGATTGAGCTTAAGTTGGACGGCATTCTCGTAATAGCCGCTGATGTCCTTGGCGTACAAGCAGAGCTTAAACAGCTTGCCGTCACCCTCATTGCGGCCCCACAATTCAACCCCGTCGCCCTCATCAAAGGAATCGACCAAGGCTAACACCAACTCATTGAGCCACATCAACGCAAGCTCGGTGCTTTCCCGTACTGCATTCACCCGCCCGCTGGCCGCTTGGCTCAGGATGTTGACGCCATAGCCGGCTTGCATGTTGCCGGCGTCACCATAGAGGACACCGGGAAAGGTGCTTTGCTGAATGCCCTGGTCTACTTGGGTCAACATGGCATTCAAGACATTGAGATTCATGTCCGGCTTAATCTGGTCAATCTTGGTGCCGTAAGGTACAGTCTTAGAGGCCAACGGTCTTACGTCGATATCGTCAATCGGCTGGCCGTTTTCGTTCTGGATGGCGAAGAAGGGCCAGGTAGCCCATAAAACCCCTGTCCCTATGTTGCTTGCCAGTCTGCACTTGTATTGCCAGAGGCCGTTGATGGCATGAAGAATGCTGTAGCAGTCGCCCTCACCCCGTACCTCGATAATGGGTATCTCTGGGTAGTCGGTCTTCTCTGGTTCTTTGGCAAACTCATCATCGACGATGATGCAATTGTAGATATGCCCATCGGCGGGGGAGCGATACCAGAAATCGGTCACGGTCACGACGTTGCTTTCGGTATCGACGCGGTTATCCCTAGTCAATTTGGGTTTTTCCCACTGTTTCAGGTTGGGATACCGTTGACGGACGTTGATTTTCTCATCCTCATAGCGATGGTAGGCGTACTCTACATACGTTGGCCCCCGGTGAAAGCCCACCTCTAGCGGGTCTAAGGTTCTAATCAGGATGGGGAAGCGTTTCTTTTTCAGCGGCTCCGGCAAATCGTCGCCAATCCATTTCGCTTCGATGTAGCCAAGCCCGCGCTTAAAGACCAACAGCTTGAGGTCTTCCACGAAGTTGCGGCCTTGCTGCCAGTTCACGCGCTGGTACATGGCGGTGAGCCATTGCTCCACCTTGCCGGCGGTGTTGAGTGCGGCGTCTACTTCTTCGCGGGGGGGGATGTCAATCTTGGGTTGGGAGGGAATCAGGCGCATCGCCAGTTGGATGACGTTGTAGGGGTCGGGGGTTGTGACCTGCTCGCGCCCGTCCGTCTGCACAGCGGTGCGCCAGTCACCGGTAAAGCCCGCGTCTAACTGGTACATCCGCTCCCACTCTTTCATGAGCATACGCGGCTTGGCGTTGGCGTCTTCGGTGCGGTCGATTCGTAACTGAATGTCGGTCAATTCTAATTTCACGCGGGTTATCCTTTGGATAATCCCCGCGTGATAAGGAGGGGTGTCGTAGCGCTATTTATTGTATAGGTATCGGGCCAAATGCTTTTCAATAATGTCGGATAGTTCTAACTCATCCGGCCAATCGTTGTCGCCAAAGCGTTCACATAGGGAGCGTAGGGCCGCAATTGCGCCGGCGCGTTCTGTCACTAGTGCAACCTGATCGCGGCTAGCGGCGGGAACGCGCTGACAGGCTTCGTGAAGAATGCGCGTCCAGGCCGCTACATATCCAGCACGAAAAGCGTTGTCTTCCTTTTCCTTTTCGCTCATGATTATTCCTTCGCGTATGGTCGTTCTGGGTCAGTGTAGCCCAGAAAACTATCAAGCGCTTTCAGTAGTTGGATGAGCGCGCGCCGCATCTGGATACAGGCGACGCGAATGGCCTCAGTTTCGGCTTTTTGCTGCATTAGTCACCATCCACATAGATTGTACCGGGCGTAATTTTGTAATCAACAACAAGCCGCATTCCCTGGTATTGAATCAAGTGCATACGCTGAATGTCGGGCGGGTCAGGAAGCAATTCGTGGGTCAATAAGTTCGCTGTGGCTGGATGACAATGAAGTGTTTTGGGATACTCTCCGCGCAATCCGGTATAAAGCACGGCGAGGTCATGAATCAACCCATTTAATAGCTTTTCCACTTAATAAATACTCCGTATCTTGGTCTTGCCTAGCTTCTGACGCTCTAGCACTGGCCCGAATTTGTCGTGTAACCAGTAACCGATAGCCTTGAGTGCATGGTTGTTGGCGTCAATCGGGACAATTTTCTCGCTCATGCCCTCGGCCCAATCCCGCCAGCGGTATAAGCCCATCTCGGCGATGGTCCCTTGCGCCCGTCCACCCGAAACTACGTCGGATAGTCGCCGGTCGAACAGCAAAAGGGGCTGTTTGGCCTCTTTGTCGGGGCGCAAGCGTAGCCGCACGGTCGCGACACTCTCTTGCACAGGGACATAGTTGGCCCGTAATGCGATCCCCGTCTCTTCGGCCCACACTTGGACCTGGCTTTTGGCCCCCTGGCTGCGTTGGCGGCCTGCAATGTCCACCACCCCACCATTGACATACTTAAACCAAGGCTTGAGGCGCACCAGTTCAATCACTTCTTGCGCAATGGCCTCTTGGACGTACACCTCATCAATGATGCGGACCTCTGTTTTGCGCACCGGCTGGCCGCTTTTCCAGTGGCGCACCATTCCGGCGCTTTCGGGTAGCTCGCGCCACTGGACAGCGACCACGGCATAGGTGCGCGTACCGGGGTCTATGGCTAATTCTATGGGCAAAGTCGGGTCGAAGTCAAGGGTTTTCACGTTTTCCCGCGGATTGAAGGCACGGAAGACCAACCCACTTGGCTTATATGGCACAGCGGCCACGCGCTCCAAGAACAATTCAGGGTCATTGAGCGCATTTTCCAGGGCGACAATCTTGGGGTCGTAGCGTCCACCGGGAAATTTGACGGTGTTGCTCCACGACGGGAGGCTGAAACTGCGGCCCCCCTCATCGTTTGGCCCTTGCCAGCGCTCCCACCGCTTGGGATACCACGACAATGCACCCTCAAAGGTGCCGCTCATGTACACCTTGGCGTTATGTTCAAGCGCCCGCTCTACCAGTTTGTCGAATACCCCCTCTGGTTGCTGGCCCATCTCTACCCCTAACAAGATGTTGGGCGCAAAGGAGGCCAACGACGTAAGGTCGTCGCTGCTTTTGGTCTGGACGGTAAAGCCCCACTTGGTTTCCAAGTGCTGTGGCCCCCGGTCGGGTTCGCTCGGCTTGCCATGAATGACGCCCATTGCGGTTAAGGCTTCGCGGATGTAGCGAAATTCGGGTTTCCCCTGCTCATAGTCCGGCCCCACAATCCACATCAACCCGTCAGGAATCAGCGTCTCTTCAATGGACTTCATCGCGACAGTGTTGCTTTTGCCACCACGCACCCCACCCGCCAGGAGAAGCAAGCGCTCTTCGCAGTCCATCACTTCCTGCTGGCCGTAGCTGGTGGTGATTAACTCCCCGTCAACGCCGTGGATCGGGAATGTGCCGGTGGTGGGAACATAACCCACCGCATCCCAACACATCGCCCGCCACTGGCGCTTGTCTTCTGCCGTAATCATCGATTCGATAGTGACCAAAGGTCAGGCAACCACGGCTTGGGCGGTTGCTGCTGCTCCGGTTGCGTACCGTGCCACGCTTGGCCCAACATGCGCCCCAAGGAAAAGAAGAAGGTAGACAACGATTCATTGTCACTGGCCGGCGCGGGCGGCGCATTGTTCATCGGTGGCCGCCATGCGCCGGTGTCCATGCCCACCGGTTGGGGTGGTCGCCAGCCGCTTTGCTGTGGCATCGCACCCCCTGGCAAGCCCCCCGGTGCGGTGGTCGGCGTCATCGGTCGATAGGGTGACGGCGCTTGATAGGTCGATATAGGACGCGGCGGCGGCTGAAACGACACGTCAAACGCTGGGGGGCGGGATGGCCCTTGGTACGGGG